TTTAAGGCCAAGATTACTAAACGACAAGATATTAAAAACTATACCCAGCACTTAACCGAAAATGCTGGTCCGGCTGTTTTGCAGTGGATTATCGAGGGCGCCCAGCGGATCATTCAGCAAAATTACCAGTTAAGCACTCCGCCTGCGGTAGTGAAAGCGGTGGAAGCCTACCAAGCTGATAATGATTGGCTCGGTCATTTTCTCAACGAAAAATGCGAATTAAACCCAGAATATGAGCAAAAGTCCGGTGACCTCTATCAAAAGTACCGGGAATACTGCCAGGGTATCGGTGAATATATCCGCAGTACTTCAGACTTTTACACGGCGCTACAGAATGCTGGCTTTCAGCGTCAAAGAAAGCACAGTGGACGTTTCGTGAAGGGGTTACGACTAAAGACTAAGGAATTTCTTAATTGAGAGTGTCACCGACCGTCACTTTCAATTAACGAGAAAGCGTGTTCCATTAACATTCATCTGTAATGGTGACAGTCGTGACAGTCTATTTCTTTACTTGTATATAGGAATAAAAAATAGAAAAAAAGAGTATAGAAAAGAGTAGTAAATCGACTGACATGACCGTCACAAACTCTCTTAATACCTTGATGAATCAACACATAGAAAGGATTATCGAAAATGCTAGAAAAACGAATCGAAACAGCTTTTGTGAAAGCTACTCAAAGTCGCGGCGGTTTATGCCTGAAGTTCGTTTCGCCATCAATGGCTGGAGTTCCCGATCGAATTGTCCTTTTACCTGATGGTCATCTGGGCTTCGTGGAAATGAAAGCTCCCGGCAAGCATCCCCGCCCGCTGCAGGTACAAAGACTAATGCAATTAAAACAACTTGGTTTCCAAGTCTTTGTTTGCGATCAGCTTGATCAGATTGGAGGAATGCTTGATGCAATACAAACCGCATGAATATCAACAATATGCAACTCGGTTTATTTTGGACCATCCCGTAGCAGCCATCTTGCTTGATATGGGCCTTGGCAAAAGTGTCATTACCCTCACGGCTATTAAGCAGCTCATTCAGGAAGGCAAGGTTCACCGGGTCCTAGTTGTGGCGCCGCTAAGAGTTGCTAAACAAACCTGGTCAGATGAAATAGAGAAGTGGGACCACTTGAAAAGCCTGACTTATTCAGTCGTAACAGGTCCCAAAATACAACGCATTAAAGCTCTGCAACAAGACGTTGACATTTACATTATCAATCGGGAAAACCTAAAGTGGCTGATTGAATTCTCTGGTATAAACTTTGATTATGACATGCTGGTAATTGATGAATTGTCGAGTTTCAAGTCCTATCGATCCCAACGCTTCAAGGCACTGAAACGAGTCCGTCCCCTGATTAAACGTGTGGTTGGCCTAACCGGCACGCCATCTTCTAATGGGCTAATGGATTTGTGGGCAGAATTCCGGGTGCTGGACATGGGCAAAAGACTTGGCCGCTTCATCTCATACTACCGGACTAATTACTTTGATCCTGACAAGCGCAATATGTATCAAGTCTTCACTTACAAGCCAAAGCCGGGTGCTGAGCAAAGTATTTACCGGGCCATTGATGACATCACCATCTCCATGAAGTCTCAGGATTACTTGGATCTTCCACCGCTAACCATGAACAAAGTGCCGGTCAAGATGAGCAATAGCGAACAAGCAATCTATGATGAACTCAAGACTCAGCTGGTGGTTTCGACCCACGGCAAACAGATCGATGCGCTGAACGCGGCTAGTCTGTCTAACAAACTTTGTCAGATGGCCAATGGCTGTGTTTACGATGATCAGCAGCAGGTTGTTCAAATCCACCAGCGTAAACTCGATGCCCTGGAAGATTTAGTCGAAGCTGCCAACGGCAAGCCAGTACTCGTTGCCTACTGGTTCAAGCATGACTTAGTGCAGATCAAGCAACGTTTTAATATGCGTGAAATTAAAGACACTCAAGACATTAAAGATTGGAATGCCGGTAAGATTCCGCTCGCACTAATTCATCCTGCCTCTGCGGGTCACGGACTTAATCTGCAAGCTGGAGGTGCTACTTTGATCTGGTATGGACTGACCTGGAGCTTGGAGCTTTACCAGCAAACCAACGCTCGGCTCTGGCGACAAGGACAACGTCAGCCAGTAGTTATCCACCACATCATCACCGAAGGAACCATTGACGAAAACATTCTGGCCGCCTTGAAACGTAAAGATAAAACCCAGCTAGCGTTAATCAATGCGGTGAAAGCCAACCTGAAAGGAAGTGTTGTGGCATGAGTATCATGTGGAACTACTTAGACAAACGACGAGCGACCGTCGCAGCCTTGAAAGATTACGATGGTATGAAGTTCATCATTGACTCTTACCAAGACGAACTGAAACTAGCTAAGGAACAAATGGTTGGTGTCAGTTCGCCTCGCTATGGTTTCTCACCCAGTGGCAGCAAAAAGGATAACCCGACTGAACATCGCCTGCTGCATGGCATCGATGAGACAACCAAGCTGAATGAACGCTACCAACAAGCCCAACTTTACTTCAAGTGGTTCGAGCCAGCCTGGCAAGAGTTATCTGAAGACGAGCGCTTTGTTTTAGATGTCTGCTATCGCACTCCAAACCAGTCAATGAACGAGGGACTAACCATCGTGATGGACAAGTACTTCATTGCGAAAACCACTGCTTACAATCGAAAGAACAAAGCACTCGATCACCTCACGCTCTTACTTTATGGATCCCATCATTAGAAAGGTAAAACGCAGAACAAACAATCGGCTTATCTATGTTACGATGGTAGTGTAGAAAATTAGGATAAAGGCATTTGCTTTATAACATTGAAGCCTAGCGGTGCAAAACTGCTGGGCTTTTCTTATACCCTCAGAAAGGAGGAGTGTCATGCCCTACTCACCCAAGAAACCCTGTCGTTACCCTGGCTGCCCGCGACTAACCCACAACACTTATTGTGACGTCCATGCTAAGCAAGTCAGTTCTCACTACAATCGTTACCAACGACCAAAACGTAGTCGTCCGCGCTATCATCGTGGCTGGCCAAAGATCCGTCAACGCTACTTGCTCCACCATCCCTTCTGTGAGATGTGCCTGAGCCAAGGAAGGTATACCCAAGCCACCGAGGTCCATCACGTTCTGCCTCTGGAACACGGCGGCACCAACGAGTTCAAGAACCTGATGGCATTATGTAAGCCATGCCACTCCCGCATCACCGCCCAGATGGATGATCGCTGGCATAAAAAGCCACGTCGATATCATTACTAAACCACGGAGGGGGCCATCAAATCCTTAAAAATTTTTCGCGCGGGAGCGGGCCTGGGCCTTCGTGTACAAAAAATCGAAATCAAACAGGGTATTAACCCCTGCCGGAAGGAGGGAGAGAGTTGGCTAAAGATGGTACAAATCGTGGTGGCGCTCGGGTTGGGGCTGGCAGAAAATCTAAATCACTTCACGATAAGCTCGAAGCTGGCCAAGAAGCAACCGTCATCGATTTGCCAGAACCAGCTAATCTGGAAGGTCACGTGATGCCGCCAGTCAAGAAGTACCTCAAGGCCAAACAGAAGAATGGTTTAGAATTTGACGCCGCTGATATTTTCAAAGAAACCTGGGAATGGTTGGTCGAGCGTGGTTGTGAAAAACTAGTTAACACTCAATTGATTGAACAATATGCCGTTAGCGTCAGCCGGTGGATTCAGTGTGAAGAATGTATCTCTAAGTTTGGTTTCCTCGCTCGCCACCCTACGACTGGTAACGCAATTGCTTCACCATATGTTTCCATGAGCCGCGACTATATGAAACAGTCCAGCCAATTATGGTTTCAAATTTTTCAAGTGGTTAAGGAAAATAACGCCACAACTTATCAAGGATCAACACCACAAGATGATGTCATGGAACGGCTCTTAAGAAGCCGGAAAGGAATGAACTAATGAAATTTGTTAAAAAGAAAATTACCGATTTAATCCCTGCCGATTACAATCCACGGAAAGATCTCAAACCCGGCGATCCTGATTATGAAAAACTAAAACGCTCGATGCATGAATTTGGCTATGTCGATCCAATCATTTGGAACCAACAAACCGGTCATGTAGTTGGTGGGCACCAGCGCTTAAAAATTCTCCAGGATGAAGGCATCAAAGAAGCAGAGTGCGTGGTCGTTAATCTGAATGAGGACAAAGAAAAGGCCCTTAACGTAGCTTTAAACAAAATTAGTGGTGACTGGGATAAGGACAAGTTAGCTTTACTGATGACTGATCTGCAGGCCAGCGACCTTGATGTTTCATTAACCGGTTTTGACGAAAATGAGATCTCTGACTTACTCGGCACCGCTGATAATACTCATGATGATGACTTTGACGTTGATAGCGAATTAAATAAACCGACCTTTTCTAAGACAGGCGACATCTGGCACTTGGGGCGACATACCCTACTATGTGGTGATGCCACGAGAAAGGAAAGCTATCAAAGATTACTTGGTGATCATCAGGTCAACCTAGTGCTCACCGATCCACCATACAATGTTGATTACTCCAGCAAGGCTGGCAAGATCAAGAATGATCATCAAACTGACGACAAGTTCTACCAGTTTCTACTCGCTGCTTTTCAAAACACGAATCAAGCCATGGCTAATGACGCCAGCATCTATGTTTTCCATGCCGACACGGAAGGCCTTAACTTCCGCCGTGCTTTCCAAGATGCTGGCTTTTATTTATCTGGTTGCTGTATCTGGAAAAAACAATCATTAGTGCTTGGTCGCTCACCCTACCAGTGGCAGCATGAACCAGTTCTATATGGTTGGAAGAAAGATGGTAAACACGAATGGTACACCGGACGAAAGGAATCTACCATCTGGGAATTTGATCGTCCAAAGCAAAGTAAGGAACACCCAACGATGAAACCAATCCCATTACTAGCCTATCCGATCATGAACTCTACTATGTCGAACTGCACGGTTCTTGATCCATTCGGCGGTTCTGGTTCGACTCTGATTGCTTGTGAACAGACTAATCGGATCTGCTACATGATGGAGCTGGATCCTAAATATTGCGATGTCATCGTCAACCGCTATATTGAACAAGTCGATTCGGATCAGAAAGTCAGTGTGGAAAGGGATGGAAAATCGATTCCTTACAGTAAGGTTAAAAAGTCGGCCTAAAGTACTGAAAAGCCTTGCTATCTGTGCCTTTTAGAGTGATGTATACAGTGATCAAACAAGGAGGTATTGAATATGAAAATTAATTTTAATGTTCATGGCCAACAGCGCAAAAAGTTAGTCGAACAGATTGCTGAATACACTCAGCAAAAGGCAGAGTACCAGTACACACCAACTTATGCATACCAGATTGGCAAATACACCATCAGCAAGGATGGCAATCTTCTATCCCCGGATGAGATTCCTGCTGGATTAGTAACACATCTTAAGCAACAGGGATTCACACCCAGCGAGACGGTCAAGTTGAACATAACATATCGCCGCAATGAGCTTACTGACCAAGATCTAGATAACCTACGCCATTTAATCTGGGCCAAAAGCCAGTTAATCAAAGACGCTTTTGACATTGAATCATTGCATTTAAGCATTGACGACCAACAAGTCTCATTTAACTGGTTTGACCAAGTCGATGCCTATGATGCTCTGGCCTATCAACAATTCATCGACAAACTAGTGCAATATGCTCAAAATCATCAGCGGATTATGTCCCAGCCACGGGAAGAAAGCAATGAAAAATATGCCTTTCGTTGTCTTTTGCTCCGGCTGGGATTTATTGGCCCAAGGTATAAGAAGCAACGGAAGGTGTTACTTAAAAATTTAACCGGGTCCGCCGCATTCAAAAGTCAGGAGGCTTAACTATGAACCGTATCAAAGATGAATTGGCCAAGCGTAATCGAATCTACCGACAAGTGCTTAAAATCCGCAACACTGGTGAAGCAAATATGTTTGATGTGGAAAATGTCAAAAGACTGGCATACTACTATAACTGCCATGACTTAATCGATTACTTGAATACTGACCGCGCCGGATACGTAAATTTGATATTAACTGGCAAATTTAATTAATCATCAATCAAGCATTGAGTTAACACTCAGTGCTTTTTTAGTACAACTGAAAGGATGTGATGCCCTCTTGCGAAAAATAAAAGATTACAAGCCAACTAGGTTCATGGCCAAGGACTCTACTTATAACAAAGACGCAGCTGATTTTGCAGTTTCATTTATCGAATGCCTATGCCATACCAAAGGGACCTGGGCAGGAAAACCGTTTGATTTAATTGATTGGCAAGAGAAAATAATTCGTGATATCTTTGGCATTCTTAAGCCTGATGGCTACCGTCAATTCAACACTGCTTATGTTGAAATTCCCAAGAAGCAAGGAAAGTCAGAACTAGCCGCTGCCGTTGCCCTCCTACTTTGTTGTGCTGATGGAGAAGAGCGGGCGGAAGTTTATGGCTGCGCGGCTGATCGTCAACAGGCCGCCATTGTTTTTGACGTGGCTGCCGATATGGTACGGATGAATCCTGCCTTGAAGAAGCGGTGCAAGATCTTAGCTTCTCAGAAGCGCTTGATCTATGAACCAACTAATAGTTTCTACCAAGTCTTGTCCGCCGACGCCTACTCCAAGCATGGCTTTAATGTTTCTGGCGTTATTTTTGATGAATTGCATACTCAGCCTAACCGTAAACTTTATGACGTTATGACTAAGGGCTCTGGGGACGCTCGTACTCAACCGCTCTACTTTTTGATCACGACGGCTGGTAACGATGAAAATTCAATCTGTTATCAGGTCCACCAAAAAGCCATTGACATCATGAAGGGACGTAAACATGACCCTCGCTTCTACCCAGTCATTTACGGTGCCGGACGTGACGAAGATTGGTCAAGTCCCGAAGTTTGGAAAAAAGCTAACCCTTCTCTGGGTATCACGGTCAAAATGGAGAAGGTTACGGATGCCTATAATTCAGCTAAGGAAAACCCAGCTGAAGAAAATACCTTCCGACAACTACGGTTAAATCAGTGGGTAAAACAAGATGTTCGATGGATGCCGATGGACAAATGGGATGCTTGTGCATTTCCTGTTGATCCCGATGAGTTACGTGGTCACG